ACGTTTTCATCGTCAAAGATGAGCTTCACGTTCTGAACAGCTGCGCTTGAACCGCCAGAAGGCAGTTTTGTTTGATCGACCAACATCTGAACCCCTGAACCTTTTATGGATGTTCCAGAGCGTTCAAAATACAGATTTCCGGTGGCATCGTAAAGAACCACGGCCAAAGATTTGTTTCCGTTGAAGGAGTACAATTTTTGGTTCAAGTCCTGGCCGTTGTTGGCGGTACGAATAGTCAGCATACGTTTCTTAATGGTTTGACCCATCATTAAGCCGTAGCCAGATTCTTCGAGTGTGATTTCAGGAGTTCCGTCCGTCAAGTCAGCAATAGAGTTCGGGCCAAGGAACGGATAAATACGTGAGGATTTTACCGCTGTGCTTAGCTCTTGAAGTTTGGTTACCAAAGCCGTGGTACTTGCGTAGTCCGAAGCTGCAATAAGCAGGGATTTAGGCATAAGAATCATGCCTACTATTTTACCCATTAGGATGCCATTGTCTGACCATCCCGTGTTGTTTGTTTGCTGAGTTAATAGATCAGCACCATAATCTTTTGCCATTTTTGTTTAGTTTAGAATATTCGTAATTTTAGATTCTTAATCTCTATTGCATCGCAGTGGTCGTTAAACGTGTTCGCCTCGCCACCGTACAATCCAGAACGTCCGTAGAAGTAATGAAACTTTATGGAGTGCGACTGTGGAAAGTCCGAGTAACAAAAATCCTGCGATTCTTTGATGCCTTCATCCAGAAACCGATAGATGTTATTCAGTATCGGTTTGAAGGAGTAGGCATCCCGTTTTTTGGTGTTCCATTTCGGGTCGGAGTGTGTGACCAGAACCAGTTCACCAATCGTAACCAGGTCAAAGGACTCCTCTACGGTCATTGAATTAATGAACAGTGCGGGGTACTTGGCTTGTATGGGGTTATTGTTCCATTGGGTTAGCTCACTAACAAACTCGGTCGGTGAGGAAAACTTACAATTCAGGTTGAACGTGTTCTGCGTAATCGGCAACTGAAACAGTTTACCATCCTCATTGATAAGGATTTTACCCTCTTCATTCGTAATAAACGTAATGTCCTTAAACTTTGCGTTTATACGTGGTAGCAAATTAGCAAACAGGTCTTGAATCATAATCCTGCCCAGTTCATATAAGTGGTTAAATTCTCCCAGTTCGTAGTGTCAAGAGTCACGTCATCATGTTCGTAATCGGTACGGTTTTCGTCCATCCAATCAAAAACATCAATCAGTAACCGACGCATACGGTTCCATACCATGCGCTGTTTATCAGCCACCGAGAGCGTGATGCTGTTCTCTGTTTTAGAGATAACAGCACCCGCCATGGTTGATTGTATGCAGAATGTAGGCCAATAATTAAAGAACACATAGTTTGTAATCGGTGAAACCTTGTTGGTGGCATCGGCAATCTTAGCTTTAAAAGCATCCCATTGTGTTCCACCTACCAGGTATTCAGCGTACAGCGTTGCACCAAGAATCAGTTTCAACAGTTCAGGTTCATAAATAGCGATCTGACGGGTAAGCTCTGCAGCTTTCGACAATTCGGCATTATCAAAATGACCTACTGTTGCATTCTCGATATGCAGGTCTGCAACAAAATATGTGGGGTCTGTAATCATTTCCTGAAGTATGCTTTCAGGTAGGTAATCTTAACTTTTCCCGTAGTGGTAGGCGTTACCAATAATCTGTATTGATTATAGAATTGTTTGGTCGTTACCTGTGTAAAATAGATGGAAGTGTCAGCACCCGTGCCCTTGTAGTTTACCGTAGTAATTGTACTCCAAGTATCGGTGTCGAACTTGCGTCCTTGCCACAGAACAGCGGTTTGGGCAGAAGCGGCTACTTCGGTAATCTTCACCAACGCATCGTAGTACAAGGTAAAGGTGGCGTTCGGAACGATGGTTTTTGACCAAGGACGTGACCAAGATACGGTGTCGGTAGGAAGTCCCGTGTAACCGTAGTACAGGTTTGCATCACTCAATTGGGCACTTGCTACCCCGAAGGACAGACAAGCGATAAGCAATAAAATATACTTTTTCATTTCTTTTTCTTTTTAGTTGGTTTAACTTTATATGTTTTGGATACCGATGGAGCGTTACCTGCCTCTTGAACCATTGCATCAATCTCTTGCCTTTCAGCGTCAAGGTCAACGGCTGAACCTTTGGCAATGAGATAGGCAGCGATATTTTCACCGCCTATCACTTTACCATCCTTTCCGCTTTGAGGTGTCCAAACTAGGTTCATTCTGGCAGTTTTAATGCGTCCAGAACGGTAGCAACGGTCAGTTTAACCCATCCTTTAGATGCGAGGGTAGGAAGTTTCACAACGGAGAAGATTTCGCCGATGATCGTTTTTTCGTTTTCAATGAACTGTGTGCCGTATTGACCTGAACGGAGAATGAACGGGCCGTGTTGTTCCTTGATGATGCCACCTTCACCCAACAGGATAGTGCCTGCTGTCATCTTGTTTGTAACGAATAAACGAAGACCGGGGAACAGGACGTTATCAGGGATAAAGATAGGATCACCATTCACGTTCTGCATGTTCTGGGTTGCAGCGTAATCAGCGGGGTTCATGAACACAACGTCAGCCGTGTAATTGTCCATAGCAACGTCCAATTGACCTGCCTTGACCACGTTCATCATGTTTGGGTTCTTGATTGTTCCGTCCAAGGCTGTGCCTGCGTATGCGGGTGCCCATGCAAGAATCAAAGCCAACAGGCCATCGTTGTAAGCACGAAGGACTTCAGATTCAAACATATCGATAACGTCCATCGTCAGTTGTTCAAAGTCGATTTCGGTTTCTTCGGTAAATTCGATACGGCCTGCATATTTCAAACGGTAAGCGTAATGCCAATCAAATGCGAAGTCTACAAGAGGTTTCGTAGTGCCTTCAGCAACGGTTGTAACGACTCCATCACTAACGGCTTTCTGTTCTTTCCACTTCAAGGAATAAGGAACCTTCGATACTTGGCGGCTGTTGATAGCATCACCTACGAAATTGGCCGGGTAACGGATAACGGTCAGTTCCAAGTCATCAAATACGTTGTCCGTATTAATAGCTACGGCACCAGTTACGATGGTCGAGGTCTGCATCATTGCAGAGGCCGCACGTTTGGCCTTGAACTCCAAGCCCCATGCTTGACCTTTTTCACGAATGACGGCCATGATTTCGGTTTTCTTACCTTCCAACGCTCTTTTCAGGCGATAGGATTCGTCAGCCGTGAAGGACTTGCGGGAATTGGCTTCCACGTCATCAACCTTTTGAGCTAAGGCACGTACTACGGCTGCGGTTGCGGCACCCGATTCTACTTCGGCAAGTTTGGCGATAATGCCATCAATTTGGTTTTTGCGTTCTATGCCTTCTTCGGCAAAAGCTTTTTCAAAGCTCTCATCTAAGATGGAATAGGCTGCTTCTTGTTCCGGTGTAAGGGTTCCGTTCGCCTTAGACCGTGCAATGTCTGAAACAATCTTTTTCATTTGTTCATGTTTTTGGTTAGTAAATTGAAATAATTTTCTTTTTTATGCAGTTGAGCGTCTAAGGCTCTCTTAACATCAATTTGTGCGCCCATATCATTAGGCACTGGAGAATAGGAGAGCGATGTAGGTGTCCACTTCTCAGCGTAGTAAACGGGGACTTGACCCATAACCCTTTCAATAGAGTATAACTCAACATCGCCTTCGATTGAAACTGAACGGATGATTTTGTTTTTAATGTCATCCCTCAAGGACTGATCGGCTCTTGCGCCATGCTTAACCCTTACTGATAGACCCCTTGCGGTAAAGTCATACCCGTTGGTTATTCCGAGCGTTTGTGAGGCCGACTTGTCCCATGTATGGTTATCAAACATCGGAAGACCCATGTCCAGCCGTTCAGTATTAATGTTCTCTTTGCCAGTCCGTAAGACTTGGTAAAAATATTCATCGTTGTTATACGAATATTTCAACTGTTTGTTATCGGTCGGAACCGCTACGGCCTCAAAGTCAAATTCAAGAGAATCAGCCCCGCCTTCTTCTGTTTCAATCATCGCACGGCAAATGCCTTGCTCTTCTTTGCCAAATTTATCCTTGTCCATATTCTTCTAGAATTAAATCGATCTGTTTATTTATTTCCGATTCCTTATCGGGTCGCATAGTCCGTAATTTTTCAAGGTTTTCCAACCGTGCTTTGATGTTCGTTTCCTTTTCAGTTTCGTTTGCCTTCAAACATGATACTGAAGAGTAGTCCGCTTTGATTGTGCAGCCAACCGTGTCCAACATACAAATGCGTGCCCAATTAGTTTCAAAAGTCTGTGTTAGGGACATTAGGGTATTTTCCCAAACAGAGCGTTCGGCTATGTTTTGATTGTCAAACTTGGCATTATCTATCCTTGGAAGCAATTCAGGTTTAATCTGATAAACACCGCCTATTTTGATAGCGTTCTCAAGGGTTTCCTCAAGTGGCATCAAGTCTTTAATATCGGCTAAGGTCTTAACAAATTCTAGCGGAGTTGAGGAAATGCCCCAAAGGTTTCTATTTCCCGTAACACCATACCTTGAATTCAATTCGGCCTGTATCTCTTCGGCTGTACGAACGTCTGACAAGCTATCAATGGTGTTGCCTGTTGAACCTTTCCTGACTAAGATGCCTGCTGCGCCATTATTGACATAAACGTTGTAGCGGGCACTATACACGGCCAGAAGGTTGTTAATGTTGCGATATGCCTTGAATAGCGGGGATTTGCTAAGTAACATTGAATCATCCCTTCTACTTGCATCGATTGAATTGATAATCAGGTTTTCGACATTCAGCTCATCCCTGGAGAATCCCATGTTTGAAAGACCGCTGTTCGACACATACGCCCTTCGGATAACGTCCGACACCTTGGATATGGAAAGTTTGGATACGTTCGAGTATTCCAGCATCTCTAATTCGTCAGGTAGAAATATGTTTATGCGTGAAATGTTGTTTACGTTCGTTGTCTTATACAAATCAGGGACGCTTCGATATACCCTAGTGTTACCATCAGCCAACAAGGAAAACATATACATATACACCATGTCCGAGAATGAATACAGTGGATTAATGTTCGTAACGAACCGAGCTAAGTCTCCTTTAACTTCGGTTTCGCCCTTCATAACCTTGAAGGTCAGCTTAGAAATGCGATCAGCAATAAAATCAATAGGGTAGTAAATCTCTGAAACGGATGAGGCCAAACGGAATGCGTTTAGGTCTGTCAGCTTGTCGGGAACCTCGAACGTTCCGACCTTTGTCAATGTGCTGGACTCTCTTAGAGTGCGTGTTACGTCTTTCTTTTTTAGGAAGTTCCAAGCCATATTATACGTTTTACGTTGCAAATATACATCATTATTGTATAAATTATCACAAATTGCAAATATTTATTCATTTTAGTACAAAGTCTTTCTATACTTTGCCTTGATAACCTGTGCCGCCGTTGCCAAACAATCAATAGCATCGGCCTTGTGGGAGTTCTGTCCGCCCTTCACATACGAAGTCAAGTCCTGCATAAATTGACGGTATTCGGGTTTCTGTTTGTAGTCCTTGTCAAATACAAAGTACCTCTTAATAAATTCAAAGTGCGACATGATTCGGACTTCCTTGTTCTCACTAGAGTTAAACGGCTTCAAGGTGGTGTTCTTATGCAGTCGGTTACGAAGTAGGACAATAGAGGCCAAACCCACCCCGTTAGATTCAATGTACACGTCATCAATAAACAACTCAGTACATCGGTGTAGTATCATTTCAGAATTGTACTCAATACCGTATCCATTGCAGATGGCATCCGTAACATAGACTTGAGGCACTGCGCCAGAGAATCGGACGTAACAGAACGGCATAGCGTATTTGTCCCCTCCATTGTCCGCAGGGTCACCAACAGCAAAGCGGTAGATAAAATTGTCAGGCGTTAACCTGGTGAAGTCATCAAACTGTAATTCGGATTCAGGCAGTAGTAATCCTTTAGCCTCGATAGGTTGCTGCATATACTCCGACTGCCATGTCATCGAGTCCTCGCCCTCTTCCTGTCGGATGGATAGATATTCGTCTGTTGATTTCACATCATCGCAAAACGATACACCGTTAATCAGTGCCGGTATAATAACAGACCGTTCAATCTTACCGGATTCCATCGCCTTACCAAGTACATCCCGTTTTGTCCAGCGAGTGCCGATGAATATCTCAGGGCAATTCTTTTCCATGCGAGAGTTATGCTCTGAGGACTTCCAAAGGTCGGTGCGGGTCGTTATGGCATCACTAAGGGCATCCGTCATGCCTGAGTACAAATCATCGGTTATAGCTATGTTTGCGCCCTTTCCTATGATGTTCGTACCAACACCACCGCCAAAGTATCCTACTTGCTTAGATGTTTCCAAAGACCACCCATCAAGGTTCTGTTTGTCCTTCTTGATTTTGATTTCTGGAAACACACGCTTAAATCTCACGTCCTGAACA